TGCGTGGCGGCGTTTGAGGTTTCAAACTGAATCGTCATCGTATTATCGACTTTGTAGAAAACCGCGCCGTCGTAGCTGGCGGGCGGGCCGGCACCGTCGTCAGTCAGTGCCGTGGCATCAACCACGTCGGACAGGCCGATAATCCAGTTGGCGTCGTCGGTAGCCGCCTCGGTGAGATTGAGTTTCGCCTCGAAAAACAGGGGCTTGCTGGCGGCGAACTTGAAGCATTCGGTTACGCTGGAGGCGTACGCCTCGTTGTTGTCCGTGCCACCTGACGCGATTGACAGAATTCCGCCGACGCCGTCTATGGCAGCGACCGTGCCAGCACCCGTGCCAGCTACCAGGTATCCGCCAACGGTGGCCGTCCCATCGTAAGCGAAGAAGTCGTCGAAAAACTCGATGTTCCCGCCTCGTGTTGACAGCATGTCGTTGCCGCCGCGGGGACCCCAGATGATCGCCGGGACGATACCGTTAGCGGCCGTCGAAGCGCTGAAGGTGATACCGAGTTGTTTGCCGCCGGCGGCCGTGCTCGATACCTTGCCGTCGGCTGCGGGGTAAATCGCCGTCCCCGTCGCAATCAGCAAGGCCGTCGTGACCTGCTGAAGGTTGCCGTTCAAAGGTTGAATCGCCACGGGGGTAGCGTCGGCGACCGCCTCAACCGTCAGACCGATTGGCTCTTCGCCGGCGTCGCAATACACCGCCTCGCCAGACGAGATTTTGACCAGGCGGTGTGCCGACAAGGCTTCGCCACTCGTCAGTATGAATGGGCCTTCGTTGCTGTATGCCATTTTGAATACTCCTTTTCTTCTAAAAAGTTTCGCTTTTCACATTCCAGGCGAATGACTGCCCGGCTTACTTCCGACTGCACGCTTGCAGTTGAGAATGCCACGCCTCGTGCAACTGCGGGTTTTCCTTCGCCAGTTGCCTGACGGCCGCGGAGACCGATATCTTTTGCTCCCTGGCTGAAGCTCGGGCGGTGGCCATGAAGTCACCTTCGCCCGCTCCGCCTTCGCCGCTGCCGGTTACGGGCGGGGCACCGTCGATCTTGCCAGTTTTCTTTTCGGCGGCGTCAATTTGTGTTTGCAGACTTACCGCCTTCTCTTCGCTGGCGGCTACCTTGGCGGCCAGGACATCGCAATAAGCCGCCTTCGCAGTCTCCACGCCGACGCCGGCCTGGAACTGTTCCACGGCGAATGCCGGGTCGTTCGGGAATGCAGCCTGAAGATCGTGAAGGCGTGCCCTTTCGGCTATTGCCGCGTCTGCGCGGATTTTTTCGCGTTCTGCCTTGTTCATCTCTTCTGTGTTTTCATCTGCCATTTTCTTTTCTCCACTAATATCACTCATGGTTTTCGCCGACTCAGCGGCCACGGTGGCCCTTGTCTTGGAGTCGGCACCTAAATCAACAAAACTCATTTCCCCCAAGGTAGCCTTCGAAACGACATGCAAAGGCCCGCTGAACTCGCGCCCGTTCACCGTGACGGTTTCGCCTGCTTTGATGAACATCGAAGCATCAACAGAGGCCCCGATCGACGCCTGCCAGGGGAATCCATTCTTTGCGGATACGGCCACCTCCCTGGCCTCCGGGGTATCGCGAGAAATGACACCCGTGGCCAACAGTTTGCCATCGGCAATCGTGATCGTGTCCGTATGCCCTACGCCCGCGGATGGATCGTGCTGAAAGCGGATGGGCTGAGATTGCGACGGGATTGTCAGGCCCTCTAAATCGAGGACCATAGGCTCTGACCACAGCCCGACACGCATCGCCCCGCCGGTGTACGCCACCATCTCGAAACGAGGCAGTTTCGCTTCACCACTGTCAGGTTCGGCGGCGGCGGCTAATATCGTCAGGCCGCCGGCTTCGCTATAGAAATCCAAGCGGCTTTCATTCTTCTTCCGGCTGGGCTGGGGCATCGTCTACTCCCTTCGGGGCTTCAGGTGCTTTGGCAGGTACCTCTAGGCCTGCAAAAATCTGCCACGGCACGTCTTGCCCTGTGTCTGCTGTAATCGACTGGGCTATCGCTATGGCGTCGCGGACCTCGCGGTCGCGGATCTCGATAACGTCCTCGCGTTCTACATTCAGCGACTTGCATACCTGTGCGTGCGTGGCGAACCCGCGGTCAAGTTTAGCCGCGTAGGCATTGGCTTCTTTCAGCTGGTCAATCCACGGGAATGTCGGGCGAATCCACTCGTGAGCGAGTCTATCAGCGCGATCGGCCAGCAGCCCCTCGCGCACCCATTGGTTAAGCTTCCATTCGTACAACGGGCGATGGAAAAAGTCCTCTATCAGCAGTTGCCAGGAAAGGAAGGACTGGTACGCCTGCTCAAGGACTGCTCGCGATTGCGAATAGTTCGACTTCGTCCAGTCAAGGAGAATCACTTCCAGCGGCAGGCCCAGCGGCAGGCCAAGCAATCGCATAAACATTATCAGCGATTCTGAGAAGTTCTTGCCCGGTATATTGCGCTCGATACCCTTGATTTCCTCGCCAGGCCGGCCGTGAAAGATCAGGGCGTAATCCAGCTCAGTCAATCGCGTTGCCAGGTCGCCCTCGGTTTGTGTGGCACTCTTGTCGGGGTCTGCTCGACTTTCCATGTAACCGCGAGCGTCGCCCTCTTCCCGAACGACCGAGATGGCCAGGCGGGCCAGCAGTTGCCATGCTATCGCCTCGCTGTCGCAGACGTCGTTGATGCGATGCAACATAGCGAAGGTGCTTTGGCAGGGGGGGACCCCCCGCGTGCTGGAGGGCCGGTCGGGGTCGGTGATGAACAGAAAGTCGGCGGCGTCGTAACGGGTGGCTTTCGTCGGAGTAATCCAACCGCTTTCGCTATAGGGCGAAATCCAGAACGCTATCGGCCGGCCGACGTCATCCCTCAATAGCCCGTCAAAGTCTTTCGATGTTCGGCCCCGTATCTGCTCGGCCTCGATCAGCTGAATGATGCCACGATCCGTTTTCAAAACGCCTGTATCGCCGCAAGTAAGAATCTCGCGGCATATCATCCGCTCCACACGCCGGCCGGAAAGGATGTACTTCGCCTCAGGCCGCCGCCAGAAGTCGCGCCATAACTTTTCGGCGTCTGCGTTGAATCGCTTCGATTTTGTCCTCGCCTGGAGGCTAAAGCCGTTGCCGACGATGTACGCCGTCGCCCGATCAATCATGCCTCGATAGATTCCGTTATCTCGCATGAATTGGCGGGACTGGTCGATAAGGCGTGACCGGTCGTATTCAGCGTGGCGGTCGCCAGCCCCGCCGCTGCCGCTTACGCCATGAGTCGCAACACGCGCGGAACGATAGCCGAAGGAACCGTACACGCCGTGAGTGCCGGGTACAAGTTTGATCGATCCGGTATTGTCGCCGTGTATTGCCTGCCGGCGGGTTGAGCGACCTGCCCCGGTACGGGGTTGGAAGGCGTGAAGATTCGTGTCTGCCTTGGAGATCATGACATCAGCATCCTACCCCGCGTGAATGAAGATCGATTGACCGCACCGGCCGCCATGACAAATTGTTCAAGGCGGCGCTTCTCCTCGGCAAGATCGGTGAAACTGATTTGACGGCCGGCTACAGTGCTCGCGTTCGCACGGTTGACGAGCAGCCACCGCACGGCCTCTAATGCGTTCTGAGCTTTGGTGGTATCCCCTTCCCACGCGAGATTGTCGTTGTACTGCGCGAGGGCGTCTGCAAGCGTCGATGAACTGCTTAATGCCATTATCGCCTCGAAAGGTGACGAAAGCTTTCTTTCACCTTTGGCCGAATCTTAGGCGCATGCAGTTACAGAAGTCAAGCAGTGTGCGCATTTTGTACTATATTTGGTACATCCTTGTTAATATTCTCAAACCACAGAATTAGAGTTTTACGCCCGTCACCGTGTATCGACAGCGGCAGATCGGGGCGAGGCATTTTCGATATTGCACCATCCCGCGAGTGCAATAAACCCGAGTGTTATCCGACCCGCATCGCGGGCATCGGCTGCGGGTTGGGAATGAGTAAACCACTTCCCGCGCCTTAGCCGCAGGCTGTACGCGATCTTCGATAGGCTTCGTTTGATTCGTCTTTGCCATGAGTTTTTTCCTTAGTATTTCGTTCGCATTCGCCGGCTCGTCCGTGTAGCCGGTCTCAAATCTTCTTCCAACGGCACCGCGTCGATCGGCGGCCGAAGGTTCCGCAGGTTCCCAATCTGTTCGTCAGTCGCCAGGCAATTCAAAACGGCGCAGTCCCAATAGTGGTTCGGCGTATGCTCGCTGCGGGCTTTCCAGTACCTGAGCGGCCGCTTGGTTCTACCCCGCTTGCCAGCACGCCGGTCGATAACCTTGCGTTCTGACATGAACTGGCGGAACCACTCGTCGGGAATGTCAGCCGGCAGGTGCATATAGCCGGGCCCCGGCTCGTTTACCTGGGCCAGCCGGGCGGCCGTATCTTTCCAGAATAAATCCTCAAACAGGTACCGCAGCATGGCGTACTGATAAGCTCGCTTCGTCCGGGCGCTTTTCGTGATCGGCGACGCCTTCACCTTCAGGGCGCCGGCCATGTAGTCGCTGCCCATTGCCGGGCGAATATCGACGTCAGACCACGCCTGTATGAGCTCATAAATATACGATGTTTGGTCCCGGGCGTCGATTAGAACCAGGCGGATAGAGAGCGCAGGCATCGTTAGTTCGTCGATCCACTCGCCATCGGCATTGGTGCGGGGGAAGCGTTTGTCACGCAAGTATTCGTGGAGCTGCATATCGCTTTGGATTATACGGCAATCCAAGACCCAACTTTCCAGACCATAACCCCATCCCCGCGTTTCCGTCACGAAATAGCCACGCTGCACGTCAACGGCACAGGTGATGACCTGCACCCCCTCGGGAGCGAAGCCCATACTGTAGGATTCCCGGTGATTCCGCAGCGGCTCCTCTGCAATCTCCGTTTCCTTCTCCTCCCAGAACTCGCCAAGGTCTTGCATCACGAACGCCATCAGGGCACCAAGATCGTGCTGGGCCTCCAGGAAACTCGCCACCAACTGATTCAACCGCACGAAGAAGCTGTACAAGGCAGAGATTTGAAACCCGGCGTGGATAGACCGGGGAATATCGCCGACCACAATTCCGTCCTCGTTCGCCCGGCAGCCGCTGGGGACCCACACGCTCCGCCTCATAGCTTCGATTCGATCCGCGTCACTCCATTGGCGTTCGCACTGCTTGCACTGATACCAAGCCAGGTTGCTCTCGCGGATCTCGTCAGAATCAATCGAGTGGCCGCCCGCACTCTTGGGCCACCGGACCTGCGACCAGGTCAACGGCTGATACAGGCCACACTCGGGGCAGGGAGCCCAGAACAACCGCCTATCCGATTGCTCGAAACTCCGGCCCATAAGGCCCTCGCGTGTTGTCGGGCTCGAAATACGAATTGACTTGCAGCCCGTCGTGTTCCGATAAGTTCGTAGGCGGGCGTCGCCAAGGCGTATCGGATCAGCTTCCCGGCCGACGAATGGCGGGTACTTTTCGACCTCGTCGTAGAACACATAGCGAATCGCACGGCGGGCCAGTGACGCCGCAGAATTCGACCAGGCGAAATACCAATTACAGCTCTCGAAATTGAAACCCTCTTTCGTGATGCCACGTTCGTCGGCTACAAGCCGATCTCGGGCCGGGGGAGAATCAATCACGAAATCCTTAAGCAGGCCCCCGGCAAGTTCGCGGGCGTCCGGCTCGGTTGGCATAACCAGCAGAATCGGGCCCGGGCTCTGACACGTCAGGGACAGCATCGACCCATAGGCGAAGAGGCTTTTGCCGAGCTGTGTACCGAATAGGCAGGTAATGATCTCAACCTGCGGATCGTCCAACGCATCAAACATCCCGCGAAGATACGGCGTGACGTTCAAGTTCACCCGGCCCGGCATTGCGGCGTAACCCTCGGGAATGCTCATGTGGGTTTCAACCCACTGCGCCGTCGGCATCGGCTCGGTGATTCGCCACGCCGAGGATTCTTGCGGAGCGGTAAGAACAGATTCAGGTTGTCTTTGGTTTTCGCTCATTAGCTTTCGGGATTGTCAGCATTTTCGCCATGCCCTTGCTTTGCGCGGCTGTCAATTGCAATGCCGGCTGGTCCTCGGCCAGGCCCTGCAGCATAGCGGTCACGTCGGCGCGAATGCGATTGATCTGCCCAGCGTCCAGCCCGTAATTCGGCAGACGGTAGATCATCCCCATAAGCAGCCCTTTGATCCTGTGATACCGCGCCACCCAGCCGCCTATGGCCGCCCGACGGTCAAGCAACTCACCCCGCCGCCTGGCAACTTCCATCTCCGTTATATCGGCGGCCAGAGAAGTTTTGCGAATCCTCGCCGCCTCCCATTCCGAGGTCTCGTGTACCTGCCTGATTCTCTCTTTGAGTTCCTCTTCCCGCCATGCCACAACGGCCGGCACATCATAGCTTTTATCAGCATTGCGGGGGCAGCCGCGTCTGACCCAATCCCGCAGAGTCACACTGCTGACCCCCGCGATCTCCGTCATTTGGGTATGTGGCATCCTGGATACGCTCGCGGCACTGCTGTAAACCCACCGGACAACGGCGGTCAAATGGTAGGTCTTGTCGGAATTGCGGGGGCAGCCGCGCGAAACCCACTTTCCGACCGCCTGAGGTGAGACATCGAAAAGGTTTGCCACATCCTGGCGCGTCATTTTCGCCGGCGATATCCGCGTGTCTGCCTGTTCTTTCGCTGTCATAAGTCGTCTATTCGCCTCATTTTAAAGAAACTTGAAAGAAACACGTGTTTTCATAAACAAATCAG